TAGGCCTTGCGGATCATGTCATTGGTGAAAAAACCGGGCGCGCGGAGGCGTCCCGCGGCGATGGCTTCATAAAGCCAGGTCTCATATACCGGCTGGCAGAAATTTGCGGCAAGCCAGGCGCGGCGGCCCTTGAAAAAGCGCCAGGCCTCCAAAAGCGCGGCGCGCGAGGCGGAATAGCTCGCGGAAAAATGACGGATAATAATTTCGTAGGGAATTTCGAGCGCGGCGCCGATCTGCTCCAGAATCGCCTTTACAAACGGATCAAAAGCCGTGTTCGGGCGTTTGGGATCGGCAATGGCGATATCTTCGCCTTTGTCCAAACCAACGACCAAACCGTTGCCCAGTTTGATATCCGCATCGGAAGTTTTGGCGCCCACTTCTCCGGCCAGGCCGGAGGTATTCTGCCAGGGCAGCTCCCCGCCCGGCGATTTGACAAACACTGTAAATAGCGAGGAGACCACCGCGGCCATGAGTTCCGATTCGGTGTAACGCCCCAGCTGTTTTAAGGGCTCAATCACGGGCGCCAGAAACGGCACGCCGCGCGTCTGGCCGGGGCGCAAAATCCGGTAAAGATGTAGGACGTTGGGCTGGCCGGCGGTGTCGCCGAAAGCCGGCGTGACCGTCCAGGTATAACTTTTGCGGTCATATACCGGCGCGTAGGGGTGCTGGTTTAATATGTGATAGGCGATGGGCGCGCCGTGTTCGTCTTTTTCCACGCCCTCCATGAGCGTGACTGAATTTTTGGCATTGTTTTTATTGCAGACGCGGTCGGCCTCGATGAGCTGCAGTTTTAAAAGATAGGGCGAGCCCGCGCGCGCGAAACGCGGCAGTAGGGCAAACACCTCGCCGTTTTCCAGCGTCTGGCGGAAAGCCAACTCCTGAATGCCGGCAAAATTAAGCTGGCGGGCGCAATCGCATTCGCGCGATTCCGCCCAGAGGCGGTATTCGCGCTCGGCCTTGGCCTCCCAGGCGTCGGCTTCCTCATCGGATAAATTGAGCGTCTCGCGGTCGATGCGCGACTGCAGTTTAAGCCCCGTGCCGACGACATTGGTAAGCGTCGTGGAAACGGCGCCGCAGGCCACCGGATCGTTGCGCAATAAATCGCGGCTGCGGTATCGCAACGTGGCCAGATCATAAATCGTATCAGCATCGGCATCACCCGCGGGCGTGAGCCACTCCATCGTGGCGCGTCTTTTTTTGGAGGCGCCGATATACTGGCCGATAAGCGCCGTGTATTTAAGCCGCTCGCGCGCCACCGCTCGTTTAAACGCGTATTCCGGCGCGACATACCGGATTACCCGTTCCAGACGGTTAGGCGCATTTAATTTGTCGCGCGGGACTTCTTTCATAGAGGCGTCGCCCCCTTGATGGATAGGCCGCCGCGGGTAAGTTTCTGGACCCGAGCATCCCAAAAATCAATATTTTCTCTGATTTCCCGTGCGTTGGCGCGGGTAAGTGAACGGCCGCCGATAGTATAAGACTGCCCAGAGGCCACCGCGGCATCCGCCGCCAGCCACAAGGCAAGTTGCGCCTCGGCCTGCGCCAAAGTAATTCCTGCCATTAACGTATCCTCATTCTTTCACGCTCCGGATGGTTAAAAAAACACAAGATACAGTTATCTCTTAACGCGGAACTACCATACCATGTGTTTTTGGCGGTTTTCGGCGATCACGCGATATTTGGGTGATATTTGGGTGGTATTTGGGTGATATTTGGGTGATATTTTGCTTGACGGGGATTGGAAAAAGGTTGTCATTCCGGCGAAAGCCGGTTCATATTTAAAACCCGCGCCCCTCGGTGCGGCGATTTTCTCTTACTCTTTTTATTAACATACCATAAACGCAAGACCT